ACCCGCTTAAGGAAGTAAATGCGGCTATCCAGCGAGCAGAGCACGGCTTCTCGACACATGACAGCGAAGCGACTGAGTTGACAGGAAGCAACTTCTATGCGAATGTCCGTCAGCTGGTAACGGAAAATCAGTTATTACAGGAGGCAAGATCACAGAATGAAACAGCCGATGAAGATTATAAATGCGACGGCAAGACCGCAGAAACAGAACTCAGTGCCGTTCTGGAAGTTTACTAACAGTGCTGATACTGACGAGCCTGCGCAGCTTGTGCTTTACGGTGATATCTCGCAGTCGAGCTGGTGGGGCGATGAGGTTACTCCTAAGCAGTTTGATGAGGATCTGTCGGCTCTCGGTGACATTTCGGCACTGGATGTGCGTATAAACAGCGGCGGCGGTGACGTGTTCGCGGCATTCGCTATCTACAACCGCCTTATCACGCTCCGTAAAAACGGTGTAGCGGTGAGGGCGATAATAGATGGTTGGGCGGCTTCGGCTGCTACGGTCATTGCAATGGCAGCCGAGAGCATTGAGATCCCTGCGGCGGCGTGCTTTATGGTACATAATCCGTCGGTCTGCCTTTGGGGTGGATATAACAGCGACGACCTTGAAAAGCTGCAGGGTGAGCTTTTCGTAGTCAAATCCGCTATTGCTGAGGCTTATGCCAAGAAAACAAACAAGTCTATCGAGGATATTTCCGCAATCATGGATGCTGAAACGTGGTATGACGGAAAAACAGCTGTTGAAAGCGGTTTTTGCGATAAGCTTTTCGGTCTTGACGATATGAAGGTCGAGAACTGCAACGGCAGGGTATTTGTAAACTCGGTGGAATTCGGAGAATATAGTAGCAAAATTCCTAGGAATGTGCTTAACTGTTCCTCATTGAACGAGAACGAGGGCAGCGGCAATATAATCAATTCAACTACTAACAAGGAGGAAGATAAGGCTATGAACGAGAATGAACTCAGGGCGAAGTATCCCGATGTCGTTAAGGCCATCGAGGATGCAGCAACAAAGGCTGAGCGCGAGAGGATCAAGAACATCGAGGAAAACTCCTACGATGGTTATGAGGATCTTGTGCAGGATGCAAAGTACGATAATCCTATTTCGGGCGACGCGCTCGCTGTCAAGATCCTTGCGGCAATGAAGAAGGAAGGCGCAGAGGTTATCAAGAACAGACAGGCTGACGCGCTCGCAGCAGGTGTTCAGGATGTCGGCAGCGTACACGTTCCTGCTGGTGGCGATTCCGACGAAAAGCAGTTCGAGGATGATCTCGACGCTGTTTTCAACGCGTAAGGAGGTAAAGGATTATGGGTCTTTATGATGTAAAAACTCACTCTTATGAGCCTGAAAATTTTTATGCGGGCGCACAGTATCCGCGTATGACAGGCGGCAAGGCGGCTTCTGCAGTCATCGCAAAGTATGAGCCTGTTGCTATTGATTCTGACGGCAAGCTTGCAAGCCTCACAGCAGCAACAGATACAGGACTTTACGGCATTGCCCTGGAGGAGGCTGACGAAAAGGCTGTTCAGGACGGCAGAGTGGTACCTGTACTGCTGACGGGCGAGGTCTTTGCCTCTGCTCTTACGCTTCCTGCGAGTGTTGCGGCGGCTGATCTTGAGGTGCCGTTCCGCAAGCTCGGTATTTTTCTTAAGTAAAAGGAGGGTCTGAAAATGGCTTATGATATCTATACAACCCGTCATCTTGCGGGTATTATCAAAAGAACCGCGCCTGTTACAACATTCCTGCGTGATACTTTCTTCAGGAATGTTAAGACATTCGACACGGAAAAGGTGCTTTTCGACGTTGTTATGGGTGGTCGTGAGGTTGCTCCCTTTGTTCATCCCGTAAAGGGCGGCAAGGTTATCAGCAACCAGGGTTACGAAACCAAGGAGTATACTGCTCCACTGGTTTCGCCTGAAATGGCTACAACAGCGGACGAGCTTATGAAAAGAGCACCCGGTGAAGATCTTGACAGCGAGCTTACACCTACGCAGCGCGGCATGGGACAGCTTGGTGAAGATCTCAGCAAAATGGATGACTCCATCACGCGCCGCGAGGAGGTAATGTGTGCTGAGCTTCTGTTCTCGGGCGGAATTACTGTAAAGGGTGAGGGAATCGATGAATATATCGATTTTGGTTTCAGCAATTTCGAAACGCTTGACACAAAGTGGAGCGATCCTGCATCTGATCCCTTTGCGGATATTCAGCGCTGGTATGATGAGATCTCCAAGAACGGTCTTGTCAAGGCAGATATAATGATTATGTCGCAGGATGTGGCTAATGCGTTTATCAACAATCCGAATGTCAAGGAACAGCTTGACGTAAAGAATATGGATATCGCGACTATCGCACCCAAGGCGCTCAAGAACGGTGCTCGCTATATCGGTACATACCCCATGCTTGGTATCAGTTTCTACTCTTATTCAGAATATTACATGGACGACTGGACCGATCCTGCTAATCCCACCCTTAAACCCTATGTTCCTGACGGTACTGTGGCGCTGCTTTCTACACAGGCTAATTTCTCCCGTCTTTACGGAGCGGTTACGTACTTCGATCCCAAGACGGAGAAGCCTGTTACTTATAAGGGCAAGAGAGTGCCCGAGAGTTTCCTGTCATCCAATCACAGAACAAGAACACTGCGCCTGTCTGCACGTCCGCTGATGGTGGCACATGAGCTGATGAGCTGGTACGTCGGTACGGTGCTCTGATGACTTTTAAGAAGGCTGCCGCTGCTGATATCCTGCAGACGTTCCACAATAACGACGAATTCTCGGAGGATACGGAGATCTGCTATAATGGCAAATATTATACTGCCCCTGTTGTGGTAAGTGACTATTCGCCTGAGGAGATCAGCCGCAGCAACGACGACTATAACGACGGCATATATTCCATTGTTAAGACGGTCTATATACCTTTTGACAGCCTCGGTTTTCTGCCGTCGGTTAATAATCGCATCGAAATAGGCGATTATACGTATCGCATCATCTCGGTCGATCTTGAGATGGGCGAGATCGTATTGAAGCTTGAGAGGTATGACGAATGATCAATGTATCTGCTGAACAGATGGAGCGTGTAAGCACCCTACTTAGGGATCTGCCCGGTAACAAAACAAAGGCAGCTCTTGCCAATGCTGCAAACCGTGCAATGACAACAGCACGCTCGGAGATCTGGAAGGCAGTCCATGAGCAGTACACGGTAAAGCGCACAGCGTTTTACCGTGATACTAAGATCAAGGTGCACAGGGCGAATGCATCCGCTCTTGGTGCGGCACTGGAATTTAGGGGTAATGTGATACCGCTTATAGACTTCAACGTTTCGGGCTATCGGTCACACGAGCGGCGTTCTGTGAGATTGGTAAAGGCTGCGGTCTATCAGGGCGCGTCTGAAACCTTAAAGCACGCCTATATAGCTAATCTCGGTACCTACGGCGAGGCTGTGTTTGAGCGTCTTTCTCCAAAGAGAAACAGCTCGTCGCAGTTATATGGACCTTCCGCGGCTCATATGGCTGCGAATGCGGATGTTACCGATAAGGTATCAAAGGCGGTACAGGAGACGTTCGATAAGCGCCTTGAGCATGAGATTGACCGAATAATCAGGGGGTACGGAGTATGATACCAATTGACCATAGCTTGATATTCGATGCGAATGAGGTGCAGAACCTTCGCGCTAAAAGCGGAGGCGTGCAGGGTATGACGCCAGTAGCGCTCCTCGATTGCATTGTGAATGAATGTGATGAGGCTACAGAGGATCTTTTACTTCCTGTTCGCGGCGAAAAAGGCAAGTCTGATGAATACAGACGACCGTTGTTCTTCAAGATGGATCTTCCGCAAAAGGAAGATGATATCAAGCAGATACCTTACATTCTTGTGCAGGTGCTTGGTGGACTTGACGAGCAGCCGTCGGGAGATCTTGCGCAGAGCGATTGCACTGTGCGTATCGTTATGGCTGTGTATAGTCCAGATATGGGTGAAGGTAAACTGAATGTTCTAAACATTATAACACGCATAAGAATGAGGCTGTTGCAGCGTGAGATAATTGGCGGTCAGTTCCTGTTAAAGGAAAAGATAGAGTGGGCCATCGACCCACGCCCCGAAACACCGTATTATTTCGGTGAAATGGTAATGAAATTCGAACTTCCCGCTGTACTTCCGAAGTGCATTTCGGAGTATATGCGTGATGAATAAGGAGGTATATTCTATGTCTAAGAAAAAGCTTGACGAGGTTCTTGAGGATGTTGACGAAGTGACAGTGCCTGAGACTGCGCCCGAGGATATAACAGCATCTGATATCGACGGCACCGAGGCAGCTAACGAGGAGGCAGCGCCTGCTGCCGAGGCGAACAAAATGCCTACAACTGAAGCACCTGCAAGAACGCTCTGCTATATCGGCCCTACGATTCCGCGCAGTGTGTTTGTGAAGGGTAGGATCTTCAAGGATGTCAAGGATATTGCAGCGTCTTATCCTGACGAGATCAAGAGATATCCTGAGGTAACGGCGCTGTGCGTGCCTGTTGAGAATCTTCCCGAGGCACGCAACAAGCTTATCAAGGGCAATAATGCGCTGAGTATGAAATACAAGGCGCTTGATAATAAAATAGGAGGTTAAAGGCTTATGGCTTATTATCACGGCATAAAGACAAGCGAGGTAGCTACATCGCTTTCTACTCCTGCCGAGGTGCAGACGGGTATTACCTTTGCTATTGGTACAGCCCCTGTATATATGGGTGATGGCGGTACTAACAAGGTGCTCTTTGCTAATAACTATTCCGAGGCTGTCGCTGCGCTCGGTTATTCTGATGACTGGGACACTTTCACGCTCTGTGAAGTGATGAAGACACATTACCAGCTGTATGGGGTTGGTCCTGTCATCTTCGTAAATGTGTTCGATCCCGAGAAGCATAAGTCGGCGGTAGCAGAAACCGAAATGACGCTTGTGGACAAGGCAGTTAAACTGCCCGATATAGCGATCATTGGCTCGGTGGTTGTTAAGGCATCTGCCGCAGGTGATGCTCTTGTAGCAGGCACCGATTACGAGGCGTTCTATTCCGATGGTAGTCTTGTTATCGAG